GTGACAATTCAGAATATCTCAAAGTTTTAGGTGAATGGCCCGACATTTATGGGCTACCGGAGGGTAGAGCGTCAATTGGTGGTGATTCGTATGCGCCACAACTTACTATGTCTTGTGATACGGGTGGCGTTAGGCGGCAACCCTCATCAAGACACTTGAAAGCTCTTCGCGAAGAGGTTGCCGATCACGCCAAGGCCCCATGGCTTTGTCCTTGGTGTCGAAGACGCTATCAACCCAAAGATAGATTCTGCGAGGGCTGCGGAGCGCCGGTGTGACAATTTTGAGCAAGACAAAGACGCAATATCTTGAATAAAAAACAGCGTGCATTTGTGGAATATTATCTTCGCGATTGGAATGCGACTAAAGCTGCGCGCCTTGCTGGATATGCATATCCAAACGTACAATCCACACGCCTATTAGCAAATATTGGTATTTCAGAGGAAATCCAGCGCCGTCTTGATGAAATCGTCATGGAGACAGACGAGATACAAAGACGATATTCAGACATCGCCAGGGCGGATATTGCCGACTTTATGGATATTGATAGGATGACTTTCTCGCTCAATCTGCACAAAGCTCAAGAGCTGGGATTGACGCATCTAGTAAAGAAAGTCAAGCAACGAACGCGATACATAAAACCCGGCACCGATGACGAGGAAATGGAAGTTTATACAGAGATAGAGCTTCACGGGTCACTAGAGGCATTGCGCGATATAGCCAAGATGCGAAAGATGTTTAGCGAGAAAGGAATAAATGTCAACGTCAATATCTTTGACCCCAAGGAATTCGCAGAGACAGCCGACAAACAACTCGCCGACATAGCCAACATCAAGGAAGAGGTATAATGTGCGCCTCAGGACACCGAAGGCGCTATTCGTTGCAGAGAGCGTCGATCTTCAAGAAGCCGCACAAGTAGAAGACGCAATATTTGAGCAGTTTCAAATACAGTTCCTTAACAACTCAACAAGGTTTGGAATAGATGTCAAAGCTCGCCAGATAGCGTGGTCTTTCACGGCTGCACTCGATGCGGTTGCAGATAGCATCCTTAATCCAGGTACGCCGCATATATTCATTTCGGTAAATCGGGATGAGGCGAAGGAAAAGATACGCTATACCAAAGCAATTATCGAGGCTATAAGACCAGACAGACGGCCAGAGATGGTCAGATCGAGTCAGGTAGAGGTTGAGATTGATAACGATAGTCGATTTATCAGTCATCCATGTAGACCTGCCCGAGGCAAGGCCCGTGCCCGTGTTTATCTTGACGAGATGGCACACTACCCAGAAGGTGATGATAGAGCAATCTATACCGCAGCCCTACCAGCAACAACCAAGGGCGATGGATACATAAGAATTGGATCTTCGCCCCTTGGTGCCAAGGGTCTCTTTTGGGAAATAGCGACCGATGGTATGAAGACGTGGCCAGGATTTGCAGGCAATCGACGCTTTATCCCTTGGTGGGAGGTTGGGAGCCTATGTAAAGACATCAAGACGGCACGCCAGATTGCGCTAGAGATGACCACACAAGAGCGCGTCGAGGCCTTTGGCGCGCCAGCGCTATTGGAAATCTTCGAGAATATGTTTCTTGAAGACTTTCAGCAAGAATATGAGTGTTCTTGGATTGATGAGGCGACTGCCTGGATAACCTGGGAAATCATCAAGGCCAATCAGCAAAGTGATTTACTTTGGTGGCACGCAAGAAGCGTTGATGAGGCGCTTGGGTTAATACCTGAAATACAGAAGGCCATTCAGGAAAAGAGGGTTGAACCAACATTTCGAGCAGGTATCGACGTTGGACGCAAGAAAGACCTGACTGAATTTGTGGCCGTTGGGATTGGTACAACTAAACAATTACCATTAAGGATAAGCGTTAGCCTTGACCGAGTTGAATTTGATGATCAGGAGCAATGCTTTATACAGTTGCTTGAGAACTTGCCAATCACTAAGGCGCTAGTGGACCAAAATGGTATAGGTATGCAGCTTGCAGAAAATCTCAGCAACGAGACAGGCAAGGCAACTGGAGTAGACTTCACAAGCGCAACCAAAGAATTATGGGCAGTCGAGGCCAGAGTACAAGCTGAGAGAAAAAACACACCATTGCCGATGGATAGAGATATAGCCTATCAAATACACAGTATAAAAAAAACAGTGACAGCAGCGAAGCATAATAAATTCGATACAGAGAGAAATGAGAAGCATCACGCTGACAAGTTCTGGGCGTGGGCATTAGCGGTCTATGATGACGCAGGATGGTTTTTTGAATGAGTGATAAGATCATCATAACAAAAGAAGAGTTTGAACAAGGTTATGCAAGCCGCTCAGGAATGACTGTTGAAGAGCTGCGAGATATGGGCGGGTACGCTCAGTTTTGTAATTGCGAATATGATAAATGTGAGGGCTGGCAAATGATGTTCAAGGTTTCTATATCGGCGGAACGAATTAGGGACGGTGAGTTGCCTTATTTGATGGACTTTGGAACAAAACACGAATAATGGGATTACAAATTACAGGAGAGTGAGTGATAGTGAAATTTACACATGCTCCATCTATATGCGCAAAAGGAACAACAGCAATTGAAATAAACCTAGATAGACGATCTTTACTAGAAGTAATAATATACAGTCCACATGTTATGAAATCCTGTTATCACATTTTCAGGAAAGGTGATCTTTCTATAATTAATAGTGTTCATGCTACACTGATAATGATATGGGTATTTATAAAGGTAGGAGGAAAATAATGATGGATGAATTGTTACCATTGACTAAAAAGCAACGTATTGAAGCTAGAAGCGAGATCGCCCGTTTTATTCCCACATCAACTGGTAGAGAATATTCAGATAAAGAAATAGATTGTTTTCTGGATATATTTGTAGAATATCGTAAAGACAACCCAAAGATTGATGTTAATGGTTTCGTTTTGTTATTGACAAAAGATCTTTGGGATATGCATGGAATATAAACATGAATAATAACAGAATGACACTTTTCGACGGCACAAAGTCAATCGACCTGCCACAATACCCAGATGAGGCTTGGACGTGGCTATCTGGTAAACCAGATGGTGATGCGCCAGGATTACAATCCTATTACAAGGCGATCCCGTTTTTGTTCCGCGGCGTGGATATGCGCGCCAATCGTGTATCTAGTATGCCGTTTGGCATATTCCGGGGTGAGACTGAGATCGACAATAGCGCGGATTATCAAAACGCGGTAGGCTTTTTGCCCAATCCCAAACGGTTATTTGCGCTAATAGAGATGTCTCTGGTGCTGCTGGGCAAGGCTTATCTATTCAACGTTCGTAATGCGCGGGTCACACTTGATTTGAAATATCTAAACCCGACCAGCATAAAAGAGCAGATCGAAGATCCTGAGGGATTGGTGGGCTTCAAGCGTACTACGACCACGGGTACGAAAGACCTGGAAGTCGAGGACATTATCTACTTCTGGCCCGGCGATCCTTGGGTAGAATTGGGACCACCTACTGCCTCGCCTGGATCTGCGGCACTAATGGCTTCTGGTGTACTCGCAAACGTGGATGAATTCGTGGCCGCATACTTTAAGCGGGGGGCTATAAAAGCGATGTTGTTCACGGCTAAAGGAATGGCCGCCGCCGATCGTAAGAAGTTCTTAGCCCGGTGGGATAGTATCGTCACTGGTGTTCGTAATGCATTTAAAACTATAATATTGAATACCGAGGATATGAAGCCCGTCGTGGTGGGCGAAGGTATTGAGGGATTACAAGATCAGGACTTGAACAACGAGAAACAGAAGGACATTGCCACGGCTCTTGGTGTACCGCAATCTATGTTGTTTTCTAATGCGGCTAATCGAGCAACCGCGGAGGTAGACTTATTCAACTTCTATGACATTACAATAACCCCCGAGGTTGAGTTCATATTTTCGATACTCAACGAGCATGTGTTAAACCCGATGGGCTTTGATATTCGGGATAAACACGAGTCGCTGGACGTTTATCAGGCGGATGAGACCAACCGCAGCATATCATACCTGCACTATATTCAAGCCAAGATGCCACCCTCGATAGCGGCTGAAATGCTGGGGCTTGAACTGCCTGCGGATGTGGAATATGAACAACTTGACGAGTTTGCCAGGGAATTACGCGACGCCTCAGCCGAACGTTTCCAGCCAGGATTACAGAGTGAGCCAACGGAAGAAGTTCAAGCCGCAAGATCGAAGAGTGTAGAGCTTGATTCCAAGTGTAGCCCAAATGATAATCTTGTTTGCAGTATGGATTGCTCTGAATATTCGACCTGCTACCCACTCACTGTGATTGAAGACAGCGCAGAGGTCAAAGCGGATCTCGCCAAGTGGGAGCGCAAGGCTCTACGTTTATTAGAGAAAGAAGGATCTGCGGCGTGCGAGTTTGAGAGCCAGCATATATCCCCAGAGCGCCAGGAAGCAATCAGGGCTAATTTGGGTAGTGTGGTCGTACCAGAAGACCTAAAATCGGTATTTCGGGCGGGAATGGTGAATAATGTATCGGATGATGATCGATCTTTGCAGTTGCTTGAAGGGCTGGGTAGTGCGGTTAGAGTGTTGAGGGAAAGCGCATGGAGTCAGACGGCGGCTTCGACTTAGGAGCGAAATTTATGAAATATTTCGGCCACCTATACCACAACTGCCTGGAGTGTGAGGCTATTGACCGTCATGAAGCGCGATTGAAGATGAAGGCGAAGCTGATCGAATTGATAGAGAACGACAGTCTGGACATATCAATGGTTGTATGGGACAAGGAGCTACATAAATTCAATAAGGATAAGGGTAATGGCGACAGAGAAGTGTAAACGCTATGGAGAGTGAGTGATGCCAGACAAGAAGATACCTGAACTACCGCCACCTCTACCACCATATGAAATGCATCCAAGGAAAAGCGTCTTCGATCTAACTGAATTAATATGGAAATCTGCATTTTGGATTGACTTTATCGTGATTGCTATTATTCTGGGATTGTTTTTGAGAATTCTGATATTGAGCGTATTGTAATATGACTGACAACCGCTCCAATCTCTTCACCAGCATCCTCAACGCTGCCGACTTCCTCGAAAGCCAGGGCGTTGACGTGTCCTCAGCTATCAAGCGCCGCGACCCCGTTGAGCCAGGGCGAAGGCAGAAAGAGAAGTTCGAGGATGAGATGTTCGTTATCATGATGCGCTATTTCAGGCGCACCAAGAAGAAAGTGCGGACATTCTTTGAGGAACAATTCCCAGATAGAAAGCAAGTAACACCACCACTTGATTTGACGCTTTTGCTCCAGGATCCTCGTTTACTTGCCGAGTTGCTTCTGTGGCTCACAGCCGCAGCGGAAAGCGGTATCGTGTTATTTGAGCTAGATATTGGCTTTGGTATATCCTCAGCCGCCAATGTTACCGCAGCAGAATGGGCCGGAATACATGCCGGGGAGCTTATAGAATTCCTTACTACCACACAGCGAGACACTATTCAGAGCGCAATATCGACGTTCATCGAGACGCCAGGAATGACTATCGGTGAGACGGTAAATCAGCTCATTGGTGACAAACTTTTTACCGAAGATCGAGCCATGCGGATCGCTGTGTCTGAGGTGACTAATACATTCAGCCAGGCAGAACGAATAGCTGGCGAACAGCTACAAACCGAGTTCCCAGAGGACGTGGTTATGAAGACATGGTTCACAAATAATGACGGGCTGGTATGTTTTATTTGCGCTCCCCTCCACAATACATCACTCCCCATTGATGAAAAGTTCATGAACGCAAAGACAGGCGAGAGAGACTTAGACGGCCCACCCGGTCATGTTGCCAATTGCCGGTGCTGGCGAAGGAATAAGATGGTATGAATAGAAGCTATAGACCCGATAATATAAATATATTGGGGGTGATTTATAAAGTTGCATATGTTGACAAGCCATCCGATGTCGATATTTACAAACGCGATTCTCTGTGGGGGCAAATTGATTATTGGACTAGAACAATCAGAATTTACGACAATGATGAAAGACCTGGCGAGGATGTTTGGCACGCGATCA